AAATGCACTCAAGGCGCTTGAGACGATGCGTGACAAGCACAACGCCAAGTACACCAAGGCGAGTAGGCGGGTTGACCTCGGCACCCTCAAGGCTGTGTTCAGGCGTGGCGCTGGTGCATTCAGTGTCAGTCACCGACCGGGCATGACTCGCAATCAGTGGGCGCTTGCTCGCGTCAATACGTTCTTGAAGCTCGTCGGGACAGGTCAGCGCAAGAAGGCATACAACACTGATCTAGACCTACTCCCCAAGGGTCACCCTCAGCGCACTGAGTCAGAGGCTAAGTCTGAATCACTCGCGCCAAGCCGTTACTCACACATTGACTTTACACCCCCTCAAGGGGCTCAGGATGCAGGTAAGCGCGCTCTAGAGGTCAGGGCTGACAAACCGCCATCACAGCGCGGTATGACTGAGGTTGGCATTGCTCGCGCTCGCGACCTAGCCAACGGCAAGGAGCTTTCACCCGACACGGTGAGGCGCATGCTCAACTACTTCACTCGTCATGAGGGAGACAAGCAGGGCTCGACTTGGGATGACCAAGGGAAGGGCTGGCAGGCTTGGCATGGTTGGGGCGGTGATGCTGGCTTCGCTTGGGCTCGAAAGGTAGTTAAGCAGATGGACGCTGCAGACAAGCAGGCGCAAGCGCTCAGGGCATACTCTGAGGCGCTCAACGTCAGTTATGATATCCCCGATGGTCTCACCCTCGGCCGACCATTTAAGACGCTGAGCTTAGGCCAAGTAAGCTCGCGCATGAATGGCGAGAACGTTGGCAAGGAGATCAACAACGAGATGCTCACTGAGATGGTGCGCGTCTTTAAAGAGAGGCGAGAGTCAGACCCTGTCATCATCGATTGGCAACATGCAACCTCGCCTTATCAGAGCGGGCCTCCTGCTCCTCCCGAGAGTGGCAACGCTCTTGGACTCATCGTTGACCTAGAGCTTAGAGCGGATGGACTATATGCCACCCCTGCTTACAACGAGCGTGGTCTCAACGTGGTCAACGAGGCTGGTGGCGTCTTGTGGAGCTCCCCTGAGTTCTTAGCAGGTGAGGTCTTTGACCGAGCAGGCGGGGCTAAGGTTGGAGATGCACAGCTACTAGCAATCACACTAACCCCAAGACCGGCTCAGTCTAATAGCAAGATTGACCGCGTCACACTCAACGAGAGGCTAGAGATGGACAACGTCGAAAGCATGTCTGTAGAGGATCTTCGCGCTATGCTCATTGCTAAAGATGAGATGGTCAAAGAGCTCGAGCAGCAGATCAAAGAAATGAAGCAGGACTCTGAGTCATCCATGATGGAGTCTAAGTCTGATGATGAAGAGAAGCTCGCAGAGTCTAAGGACGATGAAGAGAAGCTCGCAGAGTCAGAGGACCATGACGAGAAGAGAGAGAAGAATTACAAAATGAGTGAGACAGCAGTAGAGCCAACACTCCTCAATGAGATCAACGCGTTACGCGAGAGCAACAACGCCCTCACTGAGCGACTTGAGAAGATCGAAGCTGAGAAGCTTGAGATCGAGAAGCGCGAGGCAGTGAGCACCCTCCTCCGCGATGGTCGCATCACACCCGCTGAGGAGAGCGTTGCAGGCAAGGCTTGGGCTATGCGTGAGCTACAGCCTGAGTTCTGGCAGATGTTCTCAGAGCGTCAGCCTTCAAGCGCTGTACCACTCGCAGAGGTCGGCCATGGCGCATCAGGTAGAGAGATCACTCGTCAATCATTGGATGGTGAGGTTCGGAAACTCGCCTCTGAGAAATCAATCACTTACTCTGAGGCGTTGGTTCAGTTCCGCGCTCAGAACCCCGATTACTATAATCAAGCGTTTGGAGGCTGATCATGGCTAACACAGACAACAAGATTTCATTCATCGCTGATGGTGCTATCACTGAGTATGCAGTGGTCTCACTCACCGCAGCAGGCAAGGTCTCAGTCACCACAGCCGCAACTGATAACAAGGTTGTCGGTATCGCTCAGCGCGCTTGCGCTGATGGAGAGAGCGTTGAGGTTGTTGTTCACGGCATCACTCGCGCCATCGTGGGAGATGCTGATATCGTCCCAGCTAAGCCAATTCTCAGCGCTACCACAGCAGGCAAGCTTCAGGCGTGTGAGTCAGGTGATACCACGTTCTTCCCCATCGCGCGTCTGATCCCCAACATCAATCAGGTCAGCTTCGCCGATGGTGATCAGTGCTTCGTGTACTTCTTCGGCCCTAGCAGCCTCAACGCTTAAGGAGTAGTTAGACATGGCTAGCTCATACAGTAATCTTCATCCGGTCGATCAGATCTTAACCAGCCTTGTCGTTGAGGCTGTCCCATCTGATGACCAACTCATCGCTGACAAGTGCATGGAGACCATCACGGTTCCTGAGCGCTCAGGCACACTCCTCCTCGAGGAGACGCGTAACTTCATGGGCGCAGGCGCAGGGCTCGACCTTGAGCGCGCACCTGGTTCATCACGCGCATCCATCGGCGGGTTCGACCGTAGCTCACAGACCTTCAAGGCTAAGATCTACGCGGCTCAGGACTCCATCGCAATGGAGGATATCTTTGATTCTCAGTACCCAGGTTCTGAGGAGCAGCGCATCGCCAAGAAGGTAGCACGCGTCATGAAGCTCGCTCGCGAGAAGCGCGCTGCTGATATCCTCTTTGACTCGACCGCGTTTGAGACTTCATCACCTGCGACCAAGTTTGACGCTGCAGGCGCTGAGCCACTCACGTTCCTCCACGAGCTCAAGGATACCGTCTTTGAGAAGGCGCATGGGATCAACCCTGACAGCCTCATCTTCGGTCGCAAGGTGTTTCGTGAGCTTGCGCGCAACCCTGAGGTACGTGGTTACATTGGTGACTCATCAGCAGGGATCGCATCAGGTAACCGCATCCTGAATGATGAGGCTGTGTTGCAGGTGCTCAGAGAGATTCTCGGCATCCCCAACATTCTCGTTGGTCAAGCTCGCCAAGATACCGCTGTCCCTGGAGCTGCTAGCTCAGAGAGCTACATCTGGAACAATGAGACGATCTTCATGGGCATCCTTCGTGGCTCTGACGCAATCGTACAGAAGAGTGGTAATGTGAAGGGTATGCCTGTCGCGGCCTTGAACTTCCAATTTGGTTCAATGGTTGCCGGTCAGTATGACAGCCTCGACAAGACGCGCCGCTACGTCTACGCTGAGGAGGTGAACCAGTTCAAGGCGATTGACTCAACGCTTGGTCACGTCGTCACGGACTGCTTGACCTGATAGGCGCGCACCATGAATCTAGCTCTGAATGATCACAGCCTGTTACAGCTCCAAGCTCTAGAGGAGCTCGGCGTCCTCAACTCTCTACTAGAGAACTACGCTGAGCACACCACACTCTCAGAGGATGCTGACAAGCGCGCTGTAGCTGACCTCACCAAACAAGCCAAGGGCTTGAGCGGTGACCAAGCCAAACTCATCAGAGCTAGACGCGACCAACTACAGGCAGAGATCAGCGCTGAGCGATCATTCGAGCGCGCTCTCTCTGCCTCTCGGCGTGAGCTCATCACGCTATTGCAGATGGCTAGTGTGTCGAACGATCCACAGCTACTGCTAAGCTTCAACAACGATCAGCTCCTAGACTTCATATTGAGGGGGGGTATGGGGCTGGCCGTTGATGACTATGTTGAGAGTCAGGCTCGAATCAGAGACGCGGTTGAGAGAGCGTTCGCTGTGATTGAGCCTGACTTCTCTTTTGACTCGATGCCACAGCTAGAGCAGATCCAAGCTCAGGCTGTCACATCTGTATTTGAGGACGTGATCCTACCTGACACACAGAGCGCGATCAGATCAGCACTGACCTCCTTAGCTTTGGAGGTGCCTGTTGACATCGTGACGAGTGAGCTCGAGGAGCGTCTCAAGCGCTCAGAGGGCAGACAGCTCACTGAGGTCAAAACTAGGATCAGTCAATATGGTCGCTCGATCACTGCTGCAGCTGCGGCGGCTGCTGAGCTTGACCACTATCTCTACACCGGCCCACTCGATGGGCTCACGCGTCCATTCTGTAAAGCGCTCATTGGCAAGGTGGTTACGAGTGAGCAGATGCGGAAGCTCAACAACGGTCAAGGCCTGAATGTAATGACTAGCTGTGGGGGTTACAACTGTCGTCACACGTGGAGCCCAGTGAGTGAGGGATTCATTCAATCGGCAGATCTCGACGAGGCAACCACAGCCGACATTAACAGAGCAAACGCGAGGGGCAGACGATGAGAAAAGCAGTGACCGGTGAGGCCATCCACTTTGTATGGCACCCTCGCACACCTCACGCAGGTGACGCTGAATTGACAGTTGGATTCAGCACACCCTACACAAGCGCGCTTGCATCGCTCAGAGACGATGTGTCAGTGAGCGCTGTGGCCGATGATCGGCGCACCCTCACACTCACGTCTAGCGTCAGCACTACGCTTGAGCGTGATGAGGTCAGAGCATTCCTGCGCACCACTCGCGACACGTACTATGCAGTCAAGGTGACTCGCCTTGGTGGCACAACCGCCATCTTAGCCGAGCCCTTACCGCGTGAGCTCGACCTCACCACAGCAGCCACGCTCAACTTCGCGTCTGCCTATGTGGACATACCGAGCGCCAACGCTGTCACAGGTAGCTATCCATACACGCTGACATACACTGACAATCTAGGCTCAGCGCAGACTGAGAGCGGTATACTCAAGGTCACCCCTCGACCATTCAACACTGGGCTTGATCATGATCAGCTCGTTGATCGATTCCCCCAACTAGCCGACATGGTGCCACGACGTCAGAGCGACCTAGCGCCACAGATCAAAGCGGCGCTCGATGAGATCATCCTCGCCGTTCGTGACCACGTCCTAGCAGATGGGGCCACTGAAGATGACGTATTCAATCAGGGCTCATTCGTCAGCGCTCACGCCTACTGCTCGGCGGCTCTAGTCTACGAGGCCACGCTACAGCTAGATGTAGCCAGTGCGATGAGGGAGCGTTGCCAAGAACTCCTAGACGTTGCGCTCAGGTCAGTCACCATTGACCTCGATGGTGATGGTGAGATTGATGAGGGGGAGAGCAACCTGAGAAGGTCAGGTGGGAGCGCCACTGACTTTAGAGCATCTTGGAGGACTTACACCAAGTCAGCCAATGACAGCCGATTCACACCGGCTAGAGGGATGCGCCACTGATGCCAACCAAGGTCAATCTCAGCCTGCCCACTAGCCTGTGGACAGCTCGCGACTCTGCGCGCTTGGCTAGTGACACCTTGGCAGCTATCAAGATCAGGACCACTAGAGGTATCGACGCCAACGGCAAGCCCTTCAAGGACTACAGCACAGAGCCCACCTATGTAGCCAAGCGTGGCGCTCGACTCGCTCCCAAGGGTGGGCGCGTCACACCGAGCGGTAAATCAGTTTACTATGAGGGTGGCTACAAGCAGTACAAGCACGACTCACGCAGGCGCTCGACGCTAGCAGGCACAGCTGAAGTTGACCTAGTGCTGAGCGGTAACATGATGAACAACCTGGTGGTTAAGGAGGCAACCGCCAAGGGCTTCACCATTGGGCTCACTCAGCATGCAGGCTATGGCTACTACGTGAATGAGAAGCGCGAGTTCTTAGGGCTCACCTCTCAAGACGTTGAGACCATCACTGAGGCGGTATCCATCGAGCTCAGAAAGAAGATCCAATGAGTCAGGGCATCGCGGCGGCGCTCACGCATCTTGAGACCAAGCTCATGGAGATCACCCCCAAGCGTGACACTCATCATGGCTTCGTTGCTCATGGTCGCGCTGGTGGCATGACTCCACCTCTGACTCAGCGCGCACACTCCACACGCTTCTTCACACTAGAGGTCAGTGGGTTCACAGAGGACGATGGGGCTGCAGGCTTGAGCGGTCGACGTCGAGCAACCATCAATCTCAATGTTCGCT